CAACATAACTCATAGATACCCTTTATACACCGCTTGTGGCCGGCAGACCTTACATCTTGTTCACTATTTTAACATACAGATAGTGAAAACTGTAGTGAATTGGATCACAATGTGCGATTAACAGTTTCCAAAATATCAGTCAAAGTTTCGTGATCGGCGTTGGTGTCTGTCCACTTTGATTTTTGCGCGATTTTGAGTGCCTTCTTCAAAATGCCTGGTTTCACCTCTAACTCTTCCGCTACAGCAGCAATAGTGTCTGACAGCCCGCCCATCAAATCTTCACATTCTTGCATTGTCGCAACACCCTCATTGAACAGTTGATTTAACTTCGCCTTCTGATCAGCACTGAACATTTTTGACGCCATATATTTTTCCTTAAAATAGTATTTTAGATGAATCGTTACGCAAAAGCAACAGATATGAGTGAATAAAGTGCTACACTTTAGGGATTCCGGTAGCGAATCGGCCGTCCCAGGGTAGTAGCCACCCGACGCCTTGCATGGTAGTAACTACCACGGTCCTAAGCGTTGTTTAGTATTTAACTGGCTTTAGTAATGCTGCGATTTTTTTAGCCAAATCCTCGTCACGAGGTGCTTCTTTTAAATCTCCGGGCTGAATCGGTCTGACACCAGTAATGACTCCACCAGCAAATTCCAGTTCATTGCGAACAAATCGCTCAATAAACTGTTTTGGGGGAAGTGGGCCATCGCCGTCTATTAGCATGCCATTCAAAGATACTGCAGCATGTTGGGCTTCATTGTGACATGACAACTCTTTTCTTGGAGAGCCAACTAATACTACAATTTCGCCACCATACACCATTTGCAGGGCCTGCGCTACAACTACACACCCACCATCAAATGGCCCAGCATCAACAGTGTTGAGAAGTAATGAGTAGACTTTATTTTTGTTTCTCCCAAAAATGGAGGATTCTGACAATATTTCTTTAACTAACATTATTTTTGGTTTGAATCAAATGCTTTTTTCAACTCTAAATACTTAGTGTATGCTTCACCCTTCTTACGCTGCGAATCGCCAACCGTGCCAGTGCCACGAGCATATCCAGCCTTTTTCTTAGCATTTTCTATCTTCAAACCATAGAGTTCATATTTTTCTTTTGCTGCTTCTACTTGCTTTGCGGTAGGGGCTTTGCTTTCTGTCATTTCTTCTGTTTTAACCAATCGTAACGATGATGCAGGCAACTGAATGGAGGTAATATTTCCTGTGCCATCATCATAATCTACAGTGTAAGTTTTTGGGGCACCTTTAAACATACCGTGCCTAACTTCACCAATGTATCCTACTTTGCCAACTGCTTCTTTTGGACCTTTGACTATTCGAACTTTCTTTTTCAGTCCTTTTGCTTCTTGAATGAATTCTGATGATTTCATTTTGTTTTTACTTTCTTGAAGATCTACCGATACTGTTAAATCAGGACCTGCCCCAACCAGCAGCATAGTAATTGCATGCTCTAAATCAGTTGACGAACCAAAGAAGCATGAGTGTATTATAAATTCCCCACTGTATGATGCTAACTCTTGGCGCGGCCAAACATCATCCGGATCATTGTTAAACTCAAATTGAGTAATATTATTTTCAGTTGGCTCTCTATAAATCTTAGTTATAGTTTTAGGAGTTTTGAACCCAGACAGTTCGGCACGATCAAAACTCATAGTTAGCATTAGAATAGCCACTTTACTTCCAACCTGTATTTTCAGATTTGAGAATTGATCTAATGATTTAAATCTGTCTACGAATTGTTTTGAATTTTGAAATGCTGGATGCTGCGATTCTGTTATGACATTGGCACAATGATATTTTAACCCTCTCCAGTCGTAATCTCTCCAATGCGTGACACCTGATTCTTTAAGTGATCTTCCTAGATTTTTGCAATATTCCGTTACTTGATTGCCAGATAGACTAACATAATGCAGCGATTCTTGTTGCTGCTCTTTTCTTTTCAGCCACTCGGGTTTGGGCCAAGCTGAATCAACATCAGAATGAAGCCAAGATGGTGGCACTGCAAGAGTGGTCGCACCCTTAAAATAATCGGGGACATTTGAGTTATCACCCAATGGGGCACTGAGTTTAACTGTAGCTAACCCTGATGGTCCAATACGAAGAAACTTGGCAGTTCTGACAACATATTCATACCCCGGTGCTTTAACCAATACTGTGTCACCTACTTTGACCCCTGGGCGTAATATTCTTTCTTTGGTAGAAAGTTTTGTTGCTTCGTTAACACTTGATTTACTGGGTTGAATATCTGTATCAAACTTCATTTTAAGTTGTGATCTAAACTCGTTAAATGTTAAGGTACTCTTAAAGAAAAATGTTTTAACGGTCGTTTCATTTTTAACAGAATCATACGGAAAGTTTACTGATTTTTCTGGGGCAAACTCTATAGTAAATGCGTCAGATATTTTTTTGATAACTTTGCCTATTTCTGGTTGATGGAGAACAACAACACGATTATTTACTAATGCCAACAGAGTCACTATATATTTTTTACCAAGCTTCGGGGAGTCTGAAACCATATTTAAAAAATAATCATTATTGGTGGGATCATTTGACTCCAGTAAAGTAGAAGAACTTCCACTAAGCCAAGCCTCAGCTAACGATAATCTTGCCTCCATTGGTAAGTCCTCAAAATCTTCCCATACAAACTTACCTTGCGGAGGCGCAGATTTTACAGTAAATAAGTCTGATAAGAACATAAATTACCTAATAGTAGAGAGTTTTGTTCCTAACTGTTTAGCTGCGGCTGGATTTTGTGCCAGTGTTTGAACTAACCCTTTAACCATATCGCCAGGTGTCGTAGCAGCATTGTTATTGCCTTGCGCTGGTAGAGGGGTGCCAGGTGCTCCTGGAGTTCCTGCTGGTGCTGAACTTGCTGGCAGTGCAGTCGTTGCTGGTTGCGCTGGCTGAGCTGGTTGCGCTGGTTGCGCTGGCATCGCAGTTTTTACACCCGTTGGGACAACTGGCATTTCTTCGTCCACTACACCTTGTTTGCCACTTAGTGACTTCTTTGTTTGCACCAATGCAGCAGACAACTTGTCTAACATACTGCGCATTTTAGAGAGCTTATCTGCTTTACCTTCAGCTAACTTTGTCTCATCTAATCCATGGTCAACATACATATCGCTGTCGCGGTTGTAATATTTGCCAACTTTTGGGTCATAGTAAAGAACTTGACCGTTTTTACCACGGAATGGCCCTTCTAATCCTTCACCTGACAGGTCAATATAGCGTTCACGGTCAATACTTGGTACTGTGCCGCGAGAGTTAATGCGATCCCATAAATCACGGTTCACTGACTTCTTGACATCTTCACCTAAGCCACGTTTCTTCATTTCGCGATCTAATATACGTTGTTGCAAATCACCCGGGGTATGATTCCGAGCTTTATTTGTGGTAGTAACGTGATGAAGGTTCTTCACTTTTTCGTCACTGTAACCTCTATTACGTTTTAAGATGTCTGTGGGGTTACCTAATTCTTCACCATTCGGCCCTATGCTGTTTTTATCCCAACCCTGTAAACCGCGGGTAACACTCTTAACACCACGTTTGATGGAGTCAGCAATACCTTCATCAAATTGTTCTAGCTCTGACCACTCCTTTAGTGAATCGGCCTTTTTGCTACGTTGAATTTTTTTATCCATTTGCGACAAAAACTCGTCTTCATGTGGGCCACGATTGACAACATCAGCAATATTATATGCTGATGCTTTGGCATATGCATCACTGGCCTTGTCAGCTGAACGCTTTGCTAAACGCTCGTAATTCTTGGACCTAACTTTGTCAGCAATACCTTCATCAACAGTCTTTCCACTCATCGCTGGAGCAAGTTTGCCCTGTGCTGCAGCATCAGTGTCACGGGTAGCATACACTTCAGCATCGTATTTTTCACACCAGGCTTCCATCTGCTCTACATTTTTAAATGTGCGACGCCAAGGTTTGCGTTCCATTCCGCGAATACCGTGCGCTTCAATCGTATCGCCCCGCGCCTCGTCAACCTGCCCTTGTGGCTTCATTTTATCGTTAAACCACTCGCTGCTCGCTACTTTATATCCACGCTCACTCCACTTACTTTGGAATGAGCATGCTGCTTTATAAGTAGGGAACTTTTTAAAATCTGTCGCACTGCGGTATACAATCCAGCTACCTGCTGGGTCTGCTGATTCGTTAGTTTTCTTTTTACCAATCTTCTCTGCTTCTTTCGCCTTCTTGTCTGCAGCTACCTTTGCGCCGTATTCTTTGCCTGCCTCTACATGCTGCACCATAGTTTTATATGGACGTTTTTGCTTTTCCTTAGTAGTTGACCCCTCATCAATTTTGTCATCCTTACGATCCAACCCTCTCTTGCTTCGAGTTAACCCAGAGTGTAATCTATCAATACGGGCACTTATTCTGTCATATTGTTCTGGTGTTTTAGTAAACTTCAATCGTTGTTCAAGATTGAGTATAGTATCTTCAATCTTCTTTTGCGACTCTTCTTTACCTTCTGTTACAGGCTTTGCTTTTAGTTGAGTAATGGCATCATCTTTACGCTTCTTGAGTGCAAAATATTTATCAGTAGTCGGAGAGTTTGGATTTTGGCGAGACGGATGGGATAATGCCATTTGAGCATTTACTTTGTCTAACTCAGTTTTTAACTCTGCTTTGCCTTCATCTAATTTAGCATCGTTCAGTTCAGCTTTCTTTTTGCTAATATATCTGTCGCAATCTGTTTTGTTACCTGAAGTTACTTGAACTCCTTTTTCATCAACAACAGCAAACGCCCCGTCTTTTTTAACTAAGCGATATTCTTTCTTTGAATCGGGCACTGCTTTGTTTTTAACATAATCTTCAAACTGAGCAGATAAATCTTCTGGAGATTTGGCCTTGGGTTTGCTGCTGTTGCTGCGACGATAGGGATTACCCAAAAACTTCCCATCTGACTTGGGTTTTTCAATCTTGTTACCAGTTTTAACGGGGTTTCCGTCAACAATTGTGTCGAGGCTTTCGAGTAGTTTACGCATTTTTTGCTTTCTTTTTAGTAGGTTTAGTTCTTTTAATCGGGGCAAACAAACTCCCCGCCGGACCTGCGGCAACTGATGACGAGCAACTTGCGCCGCTAGATGCATCTTCAGAAGTGATTGGCTTATTTGCCTTATCTTTCTGATAGTTTAAAAATTCAGTTGATTTCATACTTTACTCCGATATACTCTGTATTTAGTCAATCTTAAAGGTTGGCGGTGATTCTACACCGTTGATTTTTACATTGCTCAGTTTAAAGAAACTTGACGGGGTCACATAGATACTATACTCACCGGGCGGGACAGTGATGGACATATTTTCAGTAATGAACTGCTCACCTACCTTCCACTTAAAGGTTCGCTCAGTCATCAGTATGCTGTTGATGTAAAGCCTGTAGTTTTCACCTTGCTCGTCTCCATGAATATCGGCAGTAATGGTTAGGGTAGTTACGGGGGTTAGTAAGGTTTCTGACATGTTAAATTTTCTTCAATGATTCTGACACTATTTTCTTCTGTGATTCGTTTAACTTGTTGAATAGTGGTTTCAACTGAGTCAAACATTCAGCAACTGCAACACGATCACCGTTGGCGGTATGCTGTTTGAGGTTAGCGACCAGTGATTCTGTCTTGGCAAGCAACTTATCTAACCCTGCTTTATTGTAAGCTCTCATAGCGAACTCTGCGCGACGATCCATCTTGTTAACTACTCTTGGATCATACTTGCCTTGCTGCTGCTGAGTAACTTTTGTGCGATTCCTATTCGCTGCTGATGCGTAGTTTTTAAGAGAATCAACACTAAGTTCGTTCACTTGTTCCTCACCAACTCGAGGTTTCGTCACGACCGCATTGCCGCTATGGTAAGTTTCTCCACGTTTGGCTTGCTGCTGGTTAAGTGATTTTTCATACTCCATACGCTTACGGGCGAGTTCTTTCTGATGGGCAGAGGTGGGCTTTTGCGGTGTTCCCCACGGAACACCGCCTAAACTTTCACCAACACTTTCATTATAACCATAGTCAGCAGTTTTAAACGAGTTGTAATACTCATACATGTCTTTGTAGCCGTTCATCCTGCATGCTTTGTCTAATACTTCGCCAACATGGTAATCTTGAATACCTGACTTCTTTAACCAAGGAGCAAGCCAATCGATAGGATCACCGTCTGGGAAAATATTGCTCACTACATCTTCAATCTTGCGCCATACTTTGCTGTAGTCGTCTTTGGTCAACCCATTGCTGTCACGACGTGGACCTGCTGGCGCACGTGGTGCTTTTGGTGCATCTACTTTTGGAGGAATGGCATTACCTCGACGATCCAACGGAACACCACCTGGGCCTTTAACAAAACGACCTTCATCAACACTTTCTTCGCCCAACGAATCATTGCTGCCCATATATTCGTGATCACCGCTGGGATCAATCCATCCCTCGCCAGTGCGCTCGTCCCACCGGCCAATACTTTCTCCGTCAATGCCATGGGCATAGTAGCATCCGTCGCCACCATGCTCGTAGTCGCCACCAAATCGGCGAACATCTTTTTGCCATTGCTCGAACGATTCATAATATTCAGCATCGTTAGCGTATTCTTTTAGATTTGTCATATTTTTTCCTTGTGTTGTATCAGTTATCTCAGATTCTGACAGTTGATTATTTATTTCCCATCCATTACCTTCTATTCTTGTCATCATCATCCAGATCTCAGTATATGCTCTAGTAGATTCGCCCTCGTTAGCAAAAAATATTGTGTTGGTGATATCTTTACCTAGTACATTAGTAAGTTCATTCCGCTCTGGAAATTGAGATCCATCGTCAAACTCGATTACATCTATAGAGCCATCATTATTTGTGTTGATTGCTGCTATTTTTTTAGGGGTAACAAATCCACGTATTTCAACTGATTTTTTATCTAGATCTAATATTGATGATAACACACTTATTGAGTTACCTTTTTTAATAACTATTGCGTCACGATGATCTAGTTGTTTAAATCTAGTAGAAAACTGTTGAGCGATCGCACGATCATCCTTTGTGCGTTTAGATTCCGACAACAATCCACTTTTACTTGGAGATAATAACTTGGCAACACCAGATGGCCAACTCCAAACAGTGTCTCGTTTAGATGACTTTGGGCTAGACAAGAATCTAGTGTAATCAGCCCATGACTCAAACCGTGCTATTTTAAAATCAGTTACAGTAAACTCATCTTTAATAAGTTTACTTTCAGAGACAGTTTTTTGCCCCAACTTGGAACGCATAATGGAGTAAACATTGTTGTCAAACTTGCCAAACAAATCGGCTACGATCTTTTTCTGTGTGTTTTCATCAGCAGCCGCAAACTGGGCACGAATCTGCGACGCACTGGTTGCTGGCTTGCCCAGCACAGTGAACTCGAAGGTAGGGACGGTGATCATGTAGGCTGCTTTGTCTAACCCTTGACAAGACGCAAGATCCTTGAAGGGTTGAAAATAGCTAGGCGAGCCATCCTTCTTTGGAGCGAAACTAAAGCGGGGGTCTTCAGCCATGTCCTTGGCACTAACTGCGAACAGTAGCACAGTGTTAGGGGATAAAGTTGAAACAATCTCCATTGCTCGATATGGCTGAGTTGATTGAACCACTTTGGACGCACTTATCCCAGTTAGCACCATCATCTGTCTCTTCTCATCAAACGAGAATGGAGATCTGTCTGAGTCTGTTTTGTTGCTTGTCACGATAAACACATTGTCAGAGCCATAGTTCTTGACAAGGTGCTGATAGACAGCGGCATGACCAGAATGCCAAGGTTCGAACCTGCCAGGATAAATCACTTTAACTGGACGCTGTATTTTATTCTCAAATAAACTGCCTAAAAACATAAAACTCCGTTGAATATTATGTATTTATGCTCGGTCAATCAAACCAAGATGTTGGCCTACACCTTGGCCCAAAGTAGATAGATTCTACTACTGCTTCCCCAGTCACTGGGTTAACCAACTCGTTACAAGTAGTCGACTTTTTCTTTTTCTGCGATTCTATAACTAACTCACGATTATTGCCAGAAATATCAGTGAATAACTGTGATATTTGATCCTTAGTGAGCACTAATCCTTTTTCAGTTATGCTAATCTTCCCGGCCTGCGCCAACGCATAAAACACACTGCGAGAATCGTCTGTGACAATCTCGCTAGCAGTTAGGGTGAGCAGTGAGTTTAACTCACGAACAATAAACAGAACAATGCTGCTAGCAATGCCGCGCCGCCTGTTTTTCTCGGGAACATAGAGCTCACGAAACTCGCCAGTCTCTTCTACTTTAACATATCCAAGATAGGAGAAATCGCTGTCAGGAACGAAATAGTAATCGTCTTGATTGTATATTTTGTAACTATCAAACTCACCAACGAACATAGCGTCAGGGCGTGGTTCACCTTCTGCCCAAGATGGTGAGTTCCAATGCCCGTATTCTATTTCGTTGATTTTCATTCATTACTGAACTTTTGGCCCAGCGACTAACGACAAATCTCCACGGAAGGTATGAGTTCCTGTATGATTGAGCAATACTCTGCTATCACACCATATATCGTAACCAAGCGCGGCCGCTCTACGACAGAACGCCCAATCTTCACTCAAGTAGTGCCCGTTTTCGTCAATATAACAGTCAAAGATGGCATACATAAAAGGCTCATATTGCTTACCAAGTCCAACATCATCAACATATTTTGTAGTTGGATGAGCTTCAATAAGTTTTTCATACACCACACGTTTAAACATCAAAAATCCAGTTGCTGCGGTGTCAACTGTATATAACGGACCACGAATCTTTGTTTGCGGTTTAAGATTTACATTATACGCGATAGGATACGCTTTTTTCGGATAAGGGCCAGAAATGATGTCAACATCAGCAGCCATCATTTGGAATATAGCCTCTGGTTGAAACTCAATATCTGCGTCAATAAACATAAAATGAGTTGCCGCCGCATTGGTCATAAGTTTGGCCATCAAGTTGTTTCTACCACGAGTAATGAGAGACTCGTTTGTCATAGTGTCAAGAGACCAACTTAGTCCAACCTTACCGCACATTAGAATAAACTTGATGAAACTGGTCATTGTTGATTCTAATACCAGCCCACCGTAGCAGGGCAGTCCAATGTGTAGATGCACCTTGGAAAAATCGTATGCTACACCTTGTGCTGGGGGATTATCTTTAGCCTGCTGCGCTTGAATCTCCTGTATTTGCTTGATTACATCAGTATGCGTTTTGGCATTACCGTCAAGTTGAATATTTGAACCAGGTTTTTCAGCCGCGGCTGTTTTTTTAGCAAAGTTATGTTTTTTAGCCATATTATGAGGTTTGATTTAGATTTGAAATAACACTCGGTTGAGTTCGCCTGCCGTGAATTGGGTAATAACCGCTCTTACCCAAACGAAGTTGCCTTTGAAGTTGATAATCAACGCTTGATCGGGAACTGCTGTTACACCGTCCCCTACTATACTGCCGTCAACATCAAACCAATCTGTTTCAGTTGGTTTTGCGGCAAGAGTTGCTTGAAGTTTTACAATTCCAATGAATCCGTTTGAAGTCGATACTTGAGCAGCATGCATTCCGCCTGTGCTGTAGTAACCCCTACCCTTAACCGCGTCACTAACATACGGATAAACCCGTGTAGGAGACACTGCCAATGATGGAAATACGATTGATGAGATCATTATTCTTCTGGATTTACTTCAACCACTACACTGTCGCCAAGTAACTCTTGGGCAACGGATTCAAGGGTGGTTACCAGCTCGTCTGTGATGAGAGAACCTTGGTCGCTTTCACCGTTCTTAGCCAATCTACTAAGTTTGATCACAATGTCTTCTTGAATAATTTTAGCCATACTCTTATAATCCTATGTTATGGAGTATTTAGCCTTTTATTTCGACCAAGTCGAAAATTTTGTTGACAAACGAAGGTGACATCAGTGTTATGAAAGTAATAATGGAAGGATCATTGAAATAGAAATACCCGTCAGAATAACGAGTTGGTCGCTGTAGTGATCGAATCATTGCCTTAGTCAGTTTAACCTCAGATTCAGGAAAAGTGGACAAATATTTAAACACTGCTTCTTTTTCTTCAATGCTAAATTTTGCGTGGGCCTTTGTTGTTGCCTTATGAAGGAACTTTGGAGTTCCTTTAACCAGCATAACACCTTTTTCTATAGTAGTCAACGGTTTCCATACAGTTTCTATTTTCACAGAGGTTAACTTGGATAAATTGTCAATGACTTCAATTAGGCCTGCTGCGGTTTCAGTATATATGTCAACAGTTTGCCCTTCTATTCTCACTTTGAATTTCTTATCTTCAGTGTAAACAAACTTCATTAAGTTATAAGTATCTGCTATTATTTCATCTGAGGGAATTCCATAGTTGTTAGTGTATCTAGCCCGATACAACTGTTTAACCCCTTCGACGAACTGACCATTGGTCCGCCTCTTGAATAACCATTTATACGAGCTCAACAAAATGCCCGTCACCGCTCTCACTTTAAAAGGATATTTGTCGTAAAATAGTTTAGTAGTAGGGAGGATTTTACCCTCACTTTCATATTTTTTAAACACGAATGACTCCATCTGCTCCAACTCCAGTATCGACACCTATCGCAAAAGTTTCAGGGACTACAATAAGCGTTGATACAGCGAAAGTGATCTTATCGTCTACGAGATCAGCAGTAATAACAGAGTTTGCAGGGATGTTTTCAAACAAGATCTTCTTACTTAGTGGCACTTTGATCAAACTGCTAATAGTCCGCGCCATTGGCCGAGCACCCATTTTAGAGTCGAACCCCTCTTTGGCCAACTTATCTACTACAGCATCCGTCAACTTGAGAGTAATCTTTTTGTCAAGTAGTAGCTCATCAACTTCAGCCATGAACTTGAACACAACTTTTCTAATGCTTTCTGGTGACAAGCTGGTAAACTTACAGATTCCGTCGAGTCGGTTTCTAAACTCTGGCTTGAAGAACTCTTTAATAGCCTTGTCATCCTCGTCAGATTTTTGTAAGTCACGACCAAACCCAATCGTATTACGCTCGTTGTCAGCAGCACCCAAGTTGGATGTTAAAATAACGATAGTGTTCCGCGCATCAGCCTTTTTGCCATTGCTTGAGGTAACTACTCCTTCATCCATCAACGACAACAGGATGTTAGTGACATCAGGGTGAGCTTTTTCAATCTCGTCGAACAAGATGATTGAGTTGGGGTGTTTTTCAAGCTCACTGATAAGGATGCCGCCACCCAAGTTACCATCCTCATACCCCACATATCCAGGAGGCGCACCGATGAGTTTTGCGATGCTATGCTTTTCTTGATACTCTGACATATCAAACTTGATAAGCTTCATGCTCAGGTTGCTTGCCAACAGTTTTGCCAGTTCCGTGTTATGATGAACAATACCATTTGCTGTCTGATATAAGTGAGTGTCAGAGTTGACACTAAGATCGTAGAATATAGTATCATCTGTTTCGGAAATAGAAGTAACATGAATAATTTCACCCGAGGCTTTAGTAATAGATTCGCCAATAGTTAAATCTTTAAGAAACACACATTTTTTGCCAATGGAAATAAGATGTTTTGCTGCGCCTCGAATTATGTCACCATTGCTGAAAGTTACTTGTAATCCAGTGTCGATCTTAGTAATAGCAGCCGGAACATCAATCCAGTTATTGTTCTCGTCTTGTATTTTCACGGGAGAATTGAGGAACTGCTCAGTGCCTGGATCAAATTTTATTTTCTCATATTGTTCAAAAATTTCAAATAGTTTGCCGATGGGCAAAGTAGTAGCAATCATGTGATACCTTTTAGTTGTAAAGTATTTATAATACAGTAATGTTATGAAAAAAACAAGTTTTTTGGTAAAAAGTATAAATAATATTATGGAGCAACAGGATATGGCAAAGACAATAGCAAAAAAATTAACCAGTAGCAAATATTATAAAATGGAATTCGGTAATCGTGAGTTAACCGCAGATGAGCATAAAGCATTACTACATTTTGACACAATTTATAAATTTAATTATGACAAAATCAAAACCATAATCAAATTTATTAAACAAGGGTATACTGATTGGGCAGAAAAATGGAAAATTGTTAAAACACTACACAGCAGTGACTTGGCAATGCAGGTGCTGCTATATGGAAACGAAGAAGGAAGTAAACGATATAAAGAAATCAATAAGAAAAAAACTGGTCATTTTGATCATTCTTACGAGGCGCAACAGCGTCGCGGAATGATTGCTGCTCAAAAATTAGCAGGTAGTGACATATACTCGATTCGATCATTTAAATTTTGGATAAAAAAAGGTATGACTGAAGATGAAGCAAAAGCAAGGGTGGCTGAAATACAAGCAACTAACACATTATCCCGATATGTTAAAACATATGGATTAGAACTCGGAACAGAAAAATTTAACAGTCGTAAAATAGCTTGGGCGGCAGCAATGGCTGAGCCAATAATCGGAAGAAAACGTAGTTTGGGATTATGGAGATACATTGAACGGTATGGTGAAGATGAAGGTAAGCTTCGATATATGGTCATGCGTGAAAAACGAAATAGAACTTCAAGGATTGGTAAAGCTAGCAATGAATCTGTCATTGTATTCCAAGATATTATATCTCTATTAGAGGTGAATAACATTCAATATTATATGGGGGTTAAGGGAAACAAAGAATGGTTCATCTATGATGATAAGTTACTTAAACCTTTCTTTTACGACTTAACCATACCATCATTATCAATTATAGCCGAATATCACGGTGAAGCATTTCATCCGAATCCAAAAAATACAGAGACTTGGCATTTGTGGAGAGCTCTATACTCTAAAAAAACAGCTGACGAAGTTTTCGCGGTTGATCAATATAAAAAGATTCTCGCAGAAACCGCCGGTTGGAAATTCTATGAGATTTACTCTTCAGATTCTGAGAATTCTGCCCGAATATTGTTAGAACAGGTAAAGTCAGCAATAAGAGATTATTCGTCTGGCAGTTTTTCTCGGAATGAAATGATCGCTAAATAATACCTTGCTCTTTGGCAAAAATAAACATATCATTGCTCATTTGAATTGTGACCTCTTGGTCATACGAAAGGCATTTGCCAGTTCCGCTAGGCCCACTAAACAAGAAGCAACCCATTGGCCGATTTACTGATTTTAGCCCTGCTCTTGCAACATAAATCTTTTCCAACACCTCGTCAACTGCTTTATCCTGCCCAAACAAGTGGGTCTTGATATTACCATCCAATGCAGATAGAGATGATGAAGTTTGCTCTGCCCCGATCTGATCTGACGGGATTTTGGTAAACTTACTCAAAGTGTCAATAATATGGTCGCGAGTAATAGTGTATGCATTACCTAAGATTTTCTGTTTTGCGCAGGCAGTGTCAATCAAGTCAATTGCCTTGTCTGGTAACCGCTTGTCAGATTGATACCTTACGCTCAACATAACTGCTGCCTCGATTGCAGAGTCATCAATCTTACCCTTATGGAACTTTTCAAAGTGTGGTTTCAAACCAGTCAAGATTTGGATCGCTACTTCGGGTGTAGGCTCATTGACTGTCATCCGGTAGAAACGGCGCATAAGAGCACGGTCTTTTTCAAACGATGTTGAATACTCTTCCCAAGTAGTTGATGCAATAACTTTAATATTGCCCTTGGTCAACGCAGGTTTGATCATGTTGGCAAAATCTACTGCTGATCCACTGGACCCACCCCCAGCACCACGCATCTGGTGTGCTTCATCAATAAATAAAATAGTATTGCCTTTAAGGGTCAATGCTTCAATGACATTTTTAAGTTTTTCTTCAAACTCGCCGCGGTATTTACTACCAGCAAGCAATGATCCAATCTCTAAACTGTAAACAGTAAAGTCTTTAAGATACTCTGGCACATGCCCATTGACAATTTGCAGTGCCAGCCCCTCGGCCAAAGCCGTTTTTCCGGTGCCTGGGTCACCAACAAGCAAAACATTGCTTTTGTTACGCTTGGCCAAAACTTCTGATATTTCAATGAGATCAGCCTCGCGACCAATGACTGGGTCAATTTTACCTGCGCTTGCTTTTTCGTTTAGGTTAGTGCAATATTCATCTAAAGTTTCATCAGCTTTATGCGACCTTGCGGCTTTGCTGCCTTTTGCCTCATTATAGTTTTTTACATAATATTCGGCAAGTTGCTGACGATCCATACCATATTTGGTAAAGACATAATATGCGAAACTATTTGATTCGCTAGTAATACTTAGGAAGATGTCAACAATTTGCATCTGCGCCCTACCACTGAAAATAACTTGGGTAAAGGCACGGTTAAATACACGCTCAAGAGCATGGGTTCTGCGAGGAGAATCATACCCTGGATCTTTGCTTACTAAGTAAGTTTGAGAATCGAGGTAAGTGACCAACTCTATTTTAACCGCATCTGTGTTGACACCAAAAGTTGAAACTAGCTTGTTGAATTGCTCATACTCAATTAATGCCAAACTCAGGTGCTCTAGCGTAACATACTCGTGCGATCTTTCTTTTGCAATTCCGGTTGCAGAAGAAACGATAATATCAATTTCTGGGCTTGAGTTAATCATAATATCCTTTTGTATAAAATAGTTATCGTGTCACTAGCAGGTCACGAATTGTTTTAAGTTGATCGTCAGTTAAGTTTGTAGGAACTTCGATTTTAAGCATTACGATTAGCTTACCACGACCTGGCATATTAGTGTGGTAGAGTCCTTGATCTTTGATTCCAAACCTTGTTCCAAACTGTGTTCCTGGAGGAATAGTTAACGAAAATACTTTACCATCCAATCCTGTGATTTCTTTCTCACACCCTATGATAGCTTCTAGCGCGTTAATAGTCAACTGTGTAATCAGTGTCATTCCATCAAAGTCAAAGTCTGGATGTGGTCGCACATGAAATTGAACATATAAATCCCCTCTTGGAAGTTCTTTAATCGCTTTGCCACCCAGTTCTGTGTATTTGATAACAGCACCATGAAATACACCGCGCGGGAGTTTTAACTCAATCTGCTCTCCAGGTAATCCTGGAATTTTAATGTCAAGAGTTTTGACTTGCTCTGCCAGGGTATCTGCCAAATCAATCTGATAGTTGATTCTTACATCTTGATTTTTTTGCTGTCGTGGTGGGGGCTTACGAAAGAATGGGTTAAATGGCCCACCACCAAAATCACCGTCTCCCCCACCGTTCTGCATAAATGAGCGTAACATTTCTTCAATGTCCGGCGACATCCTACTGCCCATGTTGCCAGTGTGGAAGGAGAAGTGATGTGGCCGCCCGCCCCCTGCAAGTTCCTCGTCATACTGCGCTCGTTTTTGCGGCTCGCTCAAGATAGCGTATGCAGCTTGTATTTCTTGAAACTTTTTAGTGTCCCCACCCTCTTTGTCAGGATGGTGGGCACTGGCAAGTTTACGATAGGCTTTTTTGATCTCGTCTGCCGTGGCGGTGTTACTCACACCCAAAATT